GTCATTCACCTTAAAAAACTCGGCTGTGCTGTGTGCTGACGGCTTTTTCGGGGCTTTGAAACCGTCCTTAACAGCTTCAAGAATTTCTGCCTCCTGACTTGCATTTCCGTCAGCTTTGGCGGTGCGAATCATCTCTTCAACCTTGCCGTTAATGGTTTTGAAACGCTTGCCGAATTTCTTTGCGTTGTGCTTACGGTACTCTTCAAGACTTTTGAGCTGTTCTGCCTGCCATTGTGTCCAGTTGTAACCCTCTTTGGTTTCTTCGGCTCTGTGACGACTGAAATTTCTCATCATGCTGTCAATCAGTTCATCTTCGATTTTTTCAAAGGCTTCTCTGATATTGTAATCACTCATTGTTTACCTGTGTATCATTCTGTTCGGGCTTGCTTTCGGTTTTTTCTGCTTCTTCATCATCTGCGTTATTGTCAGGTTCTTCTGTGTCGGTAAGGTCCACATCGTCAAGCTCCGATTTTTCTTCTTCGCCTGCAATGCCCTGTTCTTCCTTAATTCTCTGCACCTCTTCGGCTTTCCAATCCTCCGACTTGCTGTCGCCGTAAAGCTCGTCAACCGAGGTTTCAACTGACATCAAACCGCCCTGTCTTGCTTTTGACACGGTTTCAACCTGACTTTCAAAGCTCGGATTTGCATATTCGCCGAAGTTTACGGATACTTCCAAGCCCTCAACAATACCCTTGCCGTTAAGTTCACCGTCTGCATTGAGTACAACTGCAACAAGGCTTTGAAGTGCGTTTTGCGTAATTTTTACAAGGTTCTGCCTTGTGTAAAGGGTTGTCTTTTCCTTTTCACGCTGAGCGTCTGCATTATCAAGCTTCTTCGTATCAATGCCGAGAGTTGACGGCGATATAATGCCCTGTAAGCAGAGGTCGAGGGCAGTAATGTATGAACTCAAATAGCTTTCGTGCTGAATCTGCGGACTTTCGGTGTAAATCCTGTTGCCGTTGCCGTTTTCAGACATATCGTTGCCCACGGCGATAAATCGGTTGTCAAACGGATTTGGCGATATTGGCTGACAGGTTTCGGGATTTCTCGGAACAAGGCAATCAGGCACATACTGCTTCGTTCGGCAGGCTCTGAGTGCGTCCATCCACTGTGACCACACTTCATCAAGGCTGTCGAAAGCGTCTGTTTTTATGCCGATAATGCCCGCACCTCTGCCCTTGTGGCACGATTTGCCGTAAAGGACAGGTACAGCCCACATATATGATTCGTCAAATGTAACGCCCTTTGAATCAATCCACGAAAGAGCGTCAACCGTGTGCAGGTCAATCTCTTTGCCGTTGTCATCGTACAAAGCATAGTGAATATAGCCGTAACCGTATGTTTCTTCAAAACGGTAACGGCGGTGTTTTTGCGTGTAATCGGTGTAAAACTTAACCTCTCGGATTCTGCCGCGCACATATGTAAAGTCGATGTTTTCGGCAGGATACCATTCAACAATCGGAACATCTGATACAGCCGTGTCAAAGCTGACCTTAAAAGCACCGTCACCGACAACACATAGGTCACGGAGCATTTGCTTAACCGTGTCGGACAGCTTGTTCTGCTTTTCAATGTCTTCCCAACGCTCTGCATAAGCGGTTGAATTTTTACTTGTAACATCTGTGCCGTTGTAGTCGGCAATTACGATATTCACAAGCGTTTCGCAGATGAGTGCCGGCAAGCCCGTGTGTATTTTACGGATTTCAAGCCCCTTTGTGCTTTTTGCCGCCCAAAACATAGTTTTGTTTGTATCAATCTGCCTGTACAGCTCCGCAAGCTGTCTGCTGTTGCCCCAATACCAAATGCGATTGATAAAGCACTCGGTCAGATGATTGCTTGTTTCGGTGACGGTAATTGTTTTGTCGCTTGCAGGAGTAATCTGCAAAAAGTTTTTAATTCCCGATCTGATAGATTCAGCCATTCTGTTAATCAGCCCCATTTATTTCACTTCCAATAATATTTTTAAACGGTAGCCACGCATATTGACCGCTGTTAATGCAATGGTCGTGACCGTCCTCGGGTGTGTTGTCTTTATCCTCTCGCCAGCTGTAAATTTCAAACTCGGCAATCGTGTTTTTACAATGTTCAAGCACAAAATAACAGTCGGTGGCAAGCCAGCCGAGTACAAGATTGATTCGGTCGATAATCTTCGTTTTCTTCCATGCATTTGCAAAGTCATAGACACAGCCGTGCTGTCGCTTATACTTTTGAAATTCGGTAATAGTCGCTTGGTCGGCGCTGTCAATAAAAGCCGTGCGTGCAAAGCCCCATTCATCACGGTTGCGGTCAAGAAAATCAATGAAATTCTTCACCGTGTCACTCGGGGCAATAGGCGTTTGCATTTCAGCATTGTTATAAACTCTTTCATCAAGCTGAACACACTTGCCGTTATTGGTAATGCCGTAAAATGTCATTGCGATAGTGTCAGGCGACTTCTGCGAATAGGCGGTATCAAGACCTGCGGTGAACTGAACAAAGTGTTCCGACTTGCGGTTACAGTTCAAAAACTTTCCTGCCCACTCTTTTGATTTGATATGTCTTGCCCTCTCAAAATTCGGGAACACAAGACCTGTTGCTCTGCCTCGCAAACCTAAGATTTTATTTTTATAGAGCTTTGTACCTTTCGGTGCAGAGTTCTTTTTCTTTTCAATCTGTTCGGGTGTAAGACTTAAATTGTCGGCAAAAGAAAAGAACCAATACCGCCAATTCGGTACAGGTTCTTCGGTAAGCTCCGCCGTAATCTCGGGAGGAACATCGTTTTCATATTTTTTAAAAGGACGGGAGCGGTTGACAAACTCCTTATACACAGGCAGGCTCGGATCATCGGGATTCAGCGTTGCAAGCATATAGTCATTACGGGTTGACATCTCTCGGATAAACTCGATATCGGCGGTGTTGATTTCGTCAATATAAACGCACCCAAACTGCGCACCGAGAACCATTTCCCATTTATCCCGACTGCTGTAACCGAGAATATAGATAATTTTGTCCTCAAACTTGATATGCGGCAGCTTGTAAGCCTTGTCGCCGTTACCACAATAGACAGCGTTACGGTGCAGGTCGAGAATACCGTTATCCTGCTGAATAATGGTTTCTTCGGCTTTACCAGTTGTCTTGGCGGCAATTGCGTGAAGCTTCTTCGGCGACTGCGACACCATTCGCATAAACTTAACGCCTGCTCCGACTGTTGTTTTTCCTGAGGCTGTAGTGCCTTCAAGAAATTCAGCCGACACATTTGTTGTGTTGATAAAGTCGATATACTTTTGTGACAACGGGAATTTGTTACTCACTCAGTCCCTCACCACCCAACTGTCTGAACACATCGGATAGCTTTTCGGACTGCTCAACCTTTGCGTCAACCTTAACGGTGTATTCGCCCGTCATCTTGTTGAGCGTGTCAATCGCCCTGATTCTGTCGGAGGTGTCCTGCCCGTCATTCCTTGCAATGTCGGACAAAGCAACCTGTCTGTCCTTTGCACTCATAATGCGCTCATCTTTGAGCTTATCGGAAAGCTCCTTGATGTATTTTGAAACTCCAACATTCTCCAACAATTCATATGCTCTTGCGTTTGCGTAATTTTCTGAATATCCTGCCTGTATCGCACTCTGAACGGTGTTACCGCTCTGCGCATAATATTCCGCAAACTTTCTCTGCCTTGCATTTAATTTGTCTTTCACGGTATCACCTCTCTTTGTCTGAAAATTCTAAAAATAAGCAAAAGAAAAGAGAGTACTAAATGCACTCTCAATTAATCAGTATTAAGCGTTAAATCATTAATTCTGTCATTCAATTCTGCCAGTGTATTTCTTAATATCAAACAGTCTTTAGGCGTAAGTAATTTATTGTCCTTATTGTTAATCAATAAACTATTAACTCTCAACAATTTTTGATAACAGGAAATAAGTAAATCAAGATTATTGGGATTGTTTCTCAATGCATATCGACATTCCATAAGCAAGCTTGCAAATTCACGATTATTAAGGTCAACATTTAATTCGTCACTAACATTTGGCGTATTAGAAAACATTCTTATTGAATCTTCAATAGCATCTAACTTTGAATAT